GTCTTGAACACCAACCGAATCTCTCGCAACGCATCGTCCAAGGTCGACGGCAGATCCGCTCCGGTAGGTATCGTGGCATCAATACCACTTATAGTATTTGTGTCAGTGTATGGCATTAGTCAAGATCGTAAGAAGGCATTGATTCGTTCAAGCTACTGTTCCAGGACACCACTCCCTGCCAAGCCGCGGCCAACATTTGATTCGTTACTGGCCAACGATCAGAGGTCTTAATGTAGTGAGTCTGCAAGTACTGAATAGTATAAAGCTGCAACCACTCCGAGGCTTCGGACATCCAGAAATCCGAAACCAAAGTATCATCGATCGGATGCTGTTCAATATTAATCCCAACCGAAGTCGATGGATCGGCTAGAAACCCATAAGGCTTCCAACCAGACGTGGCATTGAAAGAGTTCACTCCATCGGGACTATACCACACAAACGAAGCGTCTCCAGGCACGTTGCTCAAAAGCCAGCACCCTGAATATGACAGTGGAAAGGAGTCTGACCAATAAATCCACATTTTGGTGTCGCCACTCTGAAAAAGCGGTTTGCCCCGGTACGTCCCCACCTCAGCAAAGTTGGACGACCCGTAGTACTGCCCTCCACTCACCCCGTTCTGAAACGACGTCCAGGGCCCTGACGAAATAGTATCCGACTGTAGCGCCGACGTCATCGAAACCTGAAAGGTCTCCGGCTGGGCCTCAAACTCTCCGTCCTTCTTATACACATCCATTCCCATTGTGGCCACACCCGAAAAGTCCCACTGCGTGTTATCCGTCGGCCACATGTACACCGTATTATTCTGTCTATACATCACCGGATACGTGGGGTACGACAGCCTCGGCAACCAAGCATCCGGTTGCCTCGCCATGGGATCATACACCTGCCGGCGCGCAAGTCTCTCCAAATACTGATCTTTGCCGACAATCTGTATCGGCATGATCGAGTTATCATTAAATATAAGAAAAGCGTTCTTGATCTTGTTGACCACCACCGGAGTCGTAGTACCACGCAACACCGCTTGACTCAAGTCCGTTCCGGCCTGACTATTGACATTAATCGGTACCTGAGCACTCACCCGCAATCTCTCAAAGTCCAACTGAGTTTGCGCCCACCGCATCCCCCTATTCACCGTGTTAACCATCACATCCACCCCATTCACGATCAAACTTCCAGGATCTCGATTTAGTAGTCCGGCTACCTCAAGCTTGAATGTATCGATCGTAAGTGACATCTTACCACAAAAACCCCAGGCCGATGTTACTCGACCTGAGGTCTCCTGGAGTTGAGACTACTTTATAGACTCAACTATGCGCTACTTATTGACCGCGTTCCCGCCCCAGGGACCGGTCCCAGCGCCTTTCCCCATCCAGTACTGAGTGGTTTCGTTCGTCTCCTTCTGAGCTGGAGTCTCAGGAGTCGCGCCCGGAGTGATACCCGGGTTCTCGAACGGATTCTTACCGTCGGTCGGGGACATCTCGGCGGTGCGAAGATTGACATTGCGTGAGGTTACATCTGCCATAGTATGGTACTAGGTTACTGAGTTTTGGTTGTGTTACGGCCTAGGTGAAGTCCGTAACGTTTTGCAGGAACAGGAAGGTCTGCGGCGCGTGCAGTTCCAGGCTCGCGTCGGTGAAGAACTCGTCCTCGCGGTAGTCGGCGTTGTTCGGCTGACGGAGTTTGAGCAGCTCGGTATCGCGACCTTTCATGTAGCGGTACTTGAGGTTGCCCACTTCTTCGAACAGCGCACAGAAGCGCAGTGTGGGGTTCTCGCTGAACAGCGGGTGGGTACGGTAGTGGACCACACCAAAGGACGTTAGATGACTGGTCATAGACATGCCGTAGGTTTTGTCCTTGTCGCCCGGGTTGTAGTAGAACGTGCCCTTCGAACGGTAGAGCTGGTTCATAACCATCAGGAAGCCGGAGCCGCACAGGCAAAGCTTCTCGTTGGTCGGTGAAGTGCTCACCCGGAAGATACGCTCCAGGTACTTGTCCATGGTCTTCTCAGACATGGTGCCTCCGGAGTTGGCAATGAGACGCTTGTCGTCGTCAGTGTCCGCCGTAGCGCCCTTGCGTCCGTACGGGTTGTTCGAGGTAAGTTCCCACTGTTCCAGGAACCACAGGACACCGCCCATAAAGCGAAGCGGAAGTCCGGTCGCCGGATCGGTGGTCTTGGCCTTGCGCCCGAAGATGAAGTTCTTCTCCATCTCCTGGTTGTGGTTGATCAGGGCCTCCTTGGACTTGTCCTTGTACGGTCCTTCACTATCGAAGGTCGCCGAGGTCTTGGACGCCGTACCGGTGAACTGGAATGCCGTGCGCATGATCTGGCAGTAGTTCGCCGGCTGAACGGGCAAGTTCCAGGGAGTAAGCGAGGCGCCGACCTGGCCTTCGGAGGCGACGATACCAACAATCAGCACTTCGAGACCGACCGCCGAGCCGCTGTTTGTGATATTCGCGTAGGCTTCCTGGACGATGATGTCGATGCCTTGGTGAGTGCCGCCAGAGCCAGTGAGACCGCCGCCTCCGGCACCAGCGTACACGGCGATCACACGACCTTGAATGAAGATCGGCGAGCCAGTAGTAGGCACGGCGGAGATTCGGACAATGTGACCAGTCCGGTGCATCGAAGCGTCGGCGACGATAACACGGAGCGTATCGCCAGCGGACAGACTGAAGCCGCCGGACGTAGCGTCCGCATTGGTTCCGGTGTTGGTGATGAACGATCCCGTGGTGTTGACCGCGGTGACGGTGCGCTGATCCGACTTGATCTTCTCGAACCAGTAGAACTCAGGATCGTTGGTTTCCTCGTCCTGCATCAGGGAAAGGAGTCCGATCATCGGAGCCGATCCGTTCGGGTAGTAATAGAAGATCGACCGGCGGAAGTTCTTGAACCGCTGGTTAGCGAATTGTTCTGCGTTTAAGAGGCCAAAGAGGGCCATAGTAGTGGTGGGTTACTGAACAGCTTGACGAACCGAGGCTAGCTAAACAAAGCCTCAGGTCCAGTCTTGGGAGACGACGAGCCTCCCGAACCTCCGGAGCCGCCCGAACCACCCATAGGGATGGTGGTCATGCCCGACTTGGGTAGAGCTGGTGGTGAAAAACTCTGCTGAGTATTACCGACAGCCGGGTTTTGGCCGGGACTCTGCGCAGGGTTAGTGTTGCCAAAATTCGGGTTGATAGCCCGCATCAAGGTCAACGCTTCGTCGTGAATCTTTTGGAACACTTCGGACTTGCTTCCTTTGAACCCAACTGCAACGAGTTTGTCGTACACGTGCTTGAGGACTGGAAGGTGCTCCTTGGTAAAGTAGTTGTACTGACCGTAGAACTCCTGCTCCGCTTTCTGGAGTTCTTGCTGCTGAACCATTTCACGAGCTGGGGCCAGGTTGGCGAACTGCGCCGTGACCCACTCGTGCATGGACTTCAGCTCTTTGATCATATGGTGGGACGCGATAGTCGCTCCCATGTTTGCAGCCGCGTGAAGTTGGGTTTCGAGCGCCTTAACGCCTTCAGGACCGCCGCGGAAGATGGCCTGTAAGTCGGCCTCTGAAGGACGAGCAACCCGGAAGTGCCGATCGATTTCTTCCTGCGTAGGCTCTTTGACAGGTTGCTCAACGGGCTTTTGACCACCGGCGACCGCGGTAAGGAGTTTAGCTACATCATCGGAGCTGAACCCAGTAGCGGGTGGGGGAGTCTGCTGAGGCGCTGGAGGAACAGGTGGCGTAGCAGCTGGAGTCTGCTGCGGAGTGGTCGCCGGTTGCTGAGTAGGAGTATGCGACGGAGTCGGCGATGGAGTGGGCGTCTGAGGCGCCGAACTTGGCGAAGGCGCTTGCTGCGGTTGCGAACCTGCTTCACCCGACGGAGCTTCGAACTTCATTCCGTCGAAGAACGACTCAACGCTGGCGGTAGGTGGGGCTTGGTCTGAATACTGGGACATACTATTTATTGGTTGTAATTACTTTTACTAAATCGTCGTGCACATCAGCCAACTCTTTCAAGAACATCCTCAAACCCCTACGTTCTCCGATAAGCTGTTGCTGATTCATGACGTCGTGCACACCTGCAAACCTCTTCTCGTCGATGTCCAGATCGATCTTTGCCAGAGTCATCACAACCTTGCCGAGCAAGTACTGAATGTCTGGCTGAGTAATAAACTTCCTGAGTTCGTTCAACCGAGCCGTGGCCGCGGCCGGCTCACTGCAACTCGGATACTCGTCTGGAGCTACACGAACTGAATCGAGGATGAATTGAGGTACGGTAAAAGTATTTGGTATGTCCATTTGGAGAGATTAACTGGCTCCAAGATTAAGTGAAGGTAAAGCAGGTGCAGCTGTAGGTGCACCTTGCATAGCAGGAATCGTAGAATCAGTCAATGCCGCAGACCCTGCTGGCTGTCCGAGTTGAGGCTGTCCAGTCTGCTGTGCGGCTTGCATCAGTGCGCCCTGTACTGGAGGCTGCAAGAAGAACCTTTCCGGATTCCGAACGTTGTTTAGCTCGGCAATCTCGGTCATAAGAGCTTTGGCATCCAGTCCAAGTACAGCCGCGGCCTGTGGATTCGACAGAATCTGTATAAGGATTTCCTGTAGAAGTTGCGCGGTTTGGGTTTTCTCGGTTGGAAGTGTGCCATCTTGGACTTCAAAATCGTAGTTGCCGATCAAGTCTGCTTTAGTGACACCGAGGAACTGAGAAGCATCCTTAAGACCGACTGCATAAGGAGACTGCGGTTGTGCCAACTGCAATCCCATAACTCGAACCATCTGCTCGACGTCCAGTCCATCCCGAAGGTTAGAAAGCATCTTCTCACCAAGTGGCTGAATAGCTTGAGTCCAAATCAAGCTTGCGTACATCTTCAACCGACCCGCAGCACCGCTGTTAACCGCGCGAGTCTGTTCAGCGCTTCGACGGCCACTGGAGTACTGCCCAGAGGCGTTATCGTTAATCCCGGTGACCAACTGCATGATCTGGCCCAGCGCAGTAGCGTCATCGATATGTCCTTGAGTCACATCCTGCGTAGACAGCTGACTAATCCAGCGCTCGACGCCAGATCTAGACGCGCCCGGTTTCAACCGAATGACAGACTTGCGGTCAGCGACATCCGCCATGTTCACCCCCTCAGGATCGACCACCATTCGATCCTGAATGATCTTACGAACGTTGGTGATACGGGAGTTGAACAACCAAGTAATCACTGACTGCAACTCATTGATGGTCTCCGCAATACCAGCATTGAGTGAAATCATCTCGTCCGGATGAAGTTGCGCCGCATCGTACGTGAACTTGTTGTGCAGATAGTTCAGCGGCTCACACTTCAGTACCCGAGAATCGTTCGCAATACAGATAATGTACTTGATCGGGTAGTCTTCTGGACCAAGCGGCTTTCCACTGTCCAGTTTATAATCCTTCGGTATAATCTCACGCTGCAACTTCGTGAAAATCACACCGCCTTTCTGCTTGCCGTTTGCTCGATCATACGTCACATCAGACCTCATTCCGTTATCAAGCCTCCACTCCCAAGCATTGGACGCCATGTCTGGGACTTTGTCACACCCTGTCAACATTCCCCAGCGTTGCATTTTCTTCAGCCAGATCGGACTCACATCACACTCAGACGCGCAGAACTCTCCTTCCTGCAACCGGCCGATCGGCATTCTTGGGTCGGGAAAGAACCGATACGG